AGGCAAGGCGCCGCCGATAGACTGCATTCAGTCTTGGGCGTGCTGTGGCAGACGTTGCCATTAGGTTTGAAACGTCGCAGGCCAAGCGTGCGACAAAGGATCTCACTAGCGATACAAAGAAACTTCAGGAGGCTGTACGCGGTAGCCAGTCAGCTCTTGAAAAGCAGGGCCGGGCTGCAGGTGCAGCGGCTGCTGGAACGACGAAGTTTGGGGCCTCGGCAAAGCTGGCGGCCCCTGGTGTTCGTGCGCTTGGTGCTGCAGTCAAGGCAGCGTTAGGCCCTGTCGGCCTGCTGCTGTCGGCTGCGGGTGCAATGAGCCAAGCCTTTGGCGTTCTAGCAAAACAGGATTTTGCAGAGGCAAAGGTTCGCACTCTTGGGGTCAATAGCGAAGAGCTGACCGCACGCCTGAAAGGCGTTAGCCGCGAGCTGAACGGTCAGGCCAGCGTCGTCGAGCTGACTGCTGCGGCCTATGACGTGGCCTCCGCTGGTTTTGCTAATGCAGCCGATAACGCCAAGATTTTGCAGGCGGCCAGCCAAGGTGCTACCGGCGGCTTCTCTGATATCAACACCGTGGCCGATGCGGCCACCTCTGTTCTGAACGCCTACGGCAAAACGGCTGACGAAGTCGGCGCCATTGTCGATGGTTTTATTCAGACCCAGAACGACGGCAAGATCATCATTGGCCAGTACGCGGCCAATATCGCAAAGGTGTCGCCAGTTGCGGCCGCCTTGGGTATTGAGTTGGCTGAGGTGAACGCGGCCGTCGCACAGATCACGGCAGGGGGCACCAACGCCGAGATGACCTTCACAGGTCTGAAGACGGCATTCGCTCAGATTGCTTCTGGCAACGTTGGGAAAGAGTTCAAAAAATACGGCGTCGAGATCAACGCGGCGACGATCAAGAGCGACGGCTTGGCCGGCACCTTGGAAAAGATCAAGAAAACAGGTGCAGACGCTGGCACCATAATCAAGGCCTTTGGCACCGAGGCCGGCCCTGCGGTCTTGGCCCTGCTGGAAAATACCGACAAATACAACAAACTCCTAGAGAATCAGAAGAAGGCTCAAGGGGCTGCAGCCAAGGCTGCATTCGAGGCCAGTGACACGATCAACGGATCGTTGAACAGGCTCCGCGTTGCGTTTGAAAACCTGTTTGCAGATGGCGGAGAGCTGGGCGATCTGCTCAAGCTGATTTTCAAAGGCGCGGCCGTGACTGTCGAGGTGCTTGGCGTCACGATCAATAACCTGCTGTCGCCGTTTAGGGCTGTTGGTGCGGCCGTTAGCGAGATTGGCAAGGCCATTGGCCAAGCCTTAGGGATTGAGGGTGTGAACGTCGCCTTCGAGATGCAAGAGGCCTACAAGGGCGTCTTAGATGTGTTCTCGCAGGTCAGCGACTTTATCGTCGGCCTTGGCGTGAGGTTCGGCAAATTCTTTGGCGAAATTATTACCGGCACGAATCAGGTCAAAACCTTTGTCAAACAAAACCTGATCGGTGGCTTTGCTGGTGCTTTTAATGGCATTAAGCAGAAGATGATGGAGTTCTATAACGGCCTGCCTGGGTGGGCCAAGTTCCTGATCCAAGGTGCAGCCAAGGCGGCCAACATCGCCGGAAACATGATTTCCGGGGTGATGGGCCAAGTTCAACAGCAGGTTTCAAAAACTATTGCGGCAGGCCGGGGCTTTAAGGCAGACGAAAAGGCCAGGGTTGCCAACGCACAGCAACAGCAAGCAGCGGCCGCGGCCAATGGCATCGTCAGCACTGGCGGTGCATTGGGCAAGAGCGAAAAAGATAAAGAGGCCGAGCGTCAAGCAAGAATCGCCCAAGCTTCTAAAGAACGAGTGCAGTCATTGCAGAACCAAACTCTGCTTGCATCAGCGCTAAACGCAGAAGAGCGTCAACAATTCGACCGGCAAATTCAGATCAACGAACTGCTGCAGAACAAAAAAGGACTCACTGATGAACAGCTCAGGGCTGAAATGGATGCCCTAACGGGTCTATTTGCTCAGCAGGATGCAACCAAACAGCTTCTGAAAGACAAGGAAGCGCTGGAAAAACAAGAGAAAAAGCTGGCTGATCAGCAGAAAAAAGCCGCCGAAAACATGCAGGCCCTTTACACCGATATTGGCATGACCATCAAGGATGGTGTTGTCGGTGCGATCAAGGGCGCAATCGACGGCACCAAGAATTTGAAAGAGGTGGCCATTGGAATACTGGATAGCTTGATCAGCAAACTGCTTGATTTTTTGGTTACTGCGGCCCTTTTTGGTATGGGCGGCATCGGTAGCGGTGGTGGTTTGTTTGGCAATCTGTTTAAGTTTGGCGGCGGCAAAGCCAAAGGCGGCCCAGTTTCGGCCGGCACCTCGTACATGGTGGGAGAAAACGGCCCTGAAATGTTCACCCCTAGCCGTAGCGGCACCATTGTTCCAAGCAACGCAATGGGTGGCGTTCAAGTTGGCTCGATCAATATCACGGTTGAAAACACTGGCGAACAACTCACCCCGGCTGCACAAAAACAGATCGCTAATCAAGTTCAAGGTATTGTGATGGCAACGCTAGTCAACGAGCGTCGTAGCGGAGGCATCTTGAGGTAATGGCTTACATCGCTTTCAACGACATACCATTGGCTCATGCGACACCAATGGTCAGACGTAGCCAGCGCCGTCAGCAGGCAGCATTTGGCGATGGTTACGTTCAGCTGTTGACCGATGGACTGAATACTGACCGCGAAGTTTGGCAGTGTCAGACTTCCCCAATGCCTTACGCGGATGCGTATTCGATTGAAAGCTACTTGCTAACATTGCGTGGCTCGGCAGTGGAGTGGACTGCTCCAATGTCCACCAAAACGTTTTCGCGTCCGTTTGCTGCTGGTGAACTGGATCTGGGCTACAGGGACATCAGCACGTTGTCGCTTGATGGTTACACCCGTCCGGCAAATTACACCGCAAATTTGGCTACCGGCTTGCTGACTTCGGTAGATATTTCCAACGGTACAGTTGTGGATGTCACGCTGACCTTGGCCGCCCGTGATTATGTGGTCCGTGATGGCTGGTCGATGACACCAGTCAGCGCTTCGTTTATGACGATTGCATTTGAACTAGAGCGGGTGTTCGTATGACGCAAACACCACCTGTTGCTGAAACGTTCAAAACCCAGATGCCAGAGGTCATTGACCTCTTCACTCTGGATATCTCAACGCTTTTGCCTGCCGGTTCTACTGACCAGTCGATCTATCGCTTCTGCAATTGGTCAGATACTGACGGCGACGACATTACCTACGACAGCAACACCTACACGGCTGTGCCGATGCAGGCCAATGGCTTCGAGCTAAACACCAGCGGCAAACTAGAGCGACCCAGCATTGTTTTTGCCAACGTCGGGTTGGCGATTACAGCATTGACCAACACGTATAGCGATCTGGTTGGTGCAAAAGTCAGCCGAATCCGCACACTGACGACCTACTTGGACGGCACCCCTGGAGCGGATCCCGATGCGTACTGGGGACCAGATGAGTGGGTTGTAGAGCAAAAATCAAACGAGACCAAATTAGCGGTCACGTTTCAACTAGCCGTGCCGTTTGATCTTGAGGGGCGCAGTCTTCCAGGGCGTCGTCTGTTGCGGGAACAATGCCAATGGATCTATCGCGGCGATATTGGCTGCCACTACGACGGCGTTACTTACTTTGACGCAAATGACACGCAGGTTTACACCGCAGGCGAGGATGTTTGCGGAAAACGCCTGACCAGCTGCCAACTGCGTTTTGGCAACACTGACCGCCTACCGTTTGGTGGCTTCCCCGGTCTCGTCGATTCACAAGGCTGATGCTGTCACAGTGGCAAAATCCGCTTACCGCTGAGCAGCGGCTCGCAATGCGGACTTATGCAGAACGTGCATACCCGAAGGAAACATGCGGGTTCATCTTGCTGGATGGCACGGTTGTTGAGTGCCGCAACACCAGCGACCAGCCGGACACGTTTGTTATCAGCGCCCAGGACACTGCTGATTACATTGACGACGCAAAAGCCTGCTGGCACAGCCACGCCAATTACAGCGGATTCAGTCCGGCGGACATCAAAGCTTGCAAGGCGCTGAACCTGCCTTACGCCGTCTGGAACTGCGCTGGCAGCGAGGCGTTTTGGCTGGACCCGTCTCAAGATGCAGGCTTGCTGGGGCGTAACTGGAACTATGGCGTTTATGACTGCTATTCCGCTGTGCGGGATTGGTACAAGCAGCAACTAGGGATTCAGCTGGGCGATTATCCGCGCCGATACGAAGGTGAATGGTCCAAGCCCGGTTTTGTGTTTTTCGAGAAGAACTTTGCCGCTGAAGGCTTTGCCAAGCTGCCCCCAAGTGCTGATCTACTTCGTGGTGACGTAATCCTCTTCAGAATCCGCAACCAACACGTTTGCAATCACGTCGCCGTAGTGGAGGATCCGGCTGCCAACAAGCTGTACCAACATTTGATTGGCAGATTGGCTGGAATCACTTCCTACAGCGGATATTTCCGCGAGAATACGTACATGGTTGTGCGGAGGGCAAGCTGATGGTGACGATCCGATTGCTTGGCGAGGCAGGGCGTCGTTTTGGTCGTCAGTTCAAGCTTGCGGTCAAAACCCCGGCTGAAGCTGTTCGTGCGCTGTGCCTTCAGATTCCTGGATTGCGCCAGTATTTCTTGGAGTCAGAGGAAAACGGAATTGTGTGGCGGGCGATTACCGAGCACCCAGATGGTTTGGATGAGGAACAGCTGCATTGGCCTTTGAGTAAGCGTTTTGTATTGGCTCCTATCCCGTCCGGGCGAGGCGGTGGCGTTGGGAAAATTATTTTGGGAGTTGCGCTAGTCGCCTTTTCTATCATCGTGCCTGCTGCTGGCGGCTGGTTGTTTGGCATGACTAATTTCACCGCTATTGGTCTTCTTGGCGGTGGATTGATTTTGAGCGGCGTCGCTGATCTTTTGACGCCAACGCCCAAGATGCCAACAACGGAAGGGCGTAGCTTTGAAGAGCAGAAAAAATCGTTTACGTTCGACAAATCAAACGCCAACACGCAGCAGGGCGAAGTCGTTCCAGTGCTCTACGGTGAACGCATCATCGGATCGCTGGCTGTGTTGAGCTTCGGTCTGGAACTGCAGAACAGCCTCTGATGGAAGACTCTAAAAAGTTGCCTGAGATCAGCGGTGCTGGTGGCGGCGGTGGCGGCAATCAAAACCCTGTTGCCACATCAAATCAATCAGTTGAGGTTGCCAACAACCTATTTTCAGTTGCATTTGCCAAGACGGTTTATGCACTCAGCGAAGGCGAAATTGAAGGCTTCCCCAACAGCATTGCAAAAGATACTTATCTAGACGGCACGCCGATTCAAAGCCCCGATGGAACGAACAACTTCGAGGGGTACACGATTGATTCCCGCACTGGAACGGATGAAACCCAGACGCCAATCACCGGATTTAGCGCAACTGAAAATGCAGTAGGCGTCAGCACAGCGGTCACGATTGCCACTGGAGCGATCACCCGCACCATCACTGACCTTGATACTGAGCGTGCGCGGGTCATTATCAATCACCCGGCACTTCAGGCAACCAACCAAAGCAATGGAGATATTGGCGGAACAAGTGTCAGCTACAAAATTGAGGTGTCTGCCAATGGTGGCGCATATTCCACAGTTGCCGAGCCAACGGTTACGGGCAAATCCAACAGCCAGTTTCAACGCGCTTATGAGTTTGACCTCAGCGGCACTGGACCGTGGGCAATTCGAGTCACTCGTTTAACTCCAGACAGCACTACTGCCTATCTTCAAAACAGCATTGTTTGGCAAAGCTACGTCGAAATTATCGACGAAAAGTTTGCCTACCCCAACACTGCCCTGCTTGCGCTGAAGGTTGACGCACGTCAGTTCAACAGCATCCCAGATGTTTCAGTCAAGCTGCGTGGCAAGCGCGTCCAAGTGCCAACCAACTACAACCCCACGACGCGCACCTACACAGGCATTTGGGACGGCACGTTTACAACCGCATGGACCGACAACCCTGCTTGGATCTTCAGGGACATTGTGGTCAACGACCGCTTTGGCGTGGCGCGGTATGTATCCAACATCTCGATTGACCCTTGGTATCTCTACACAATTAGCCAGTATTGTGACGAACTAGTTGATAACGGCAACGGTGGTACTGAGCCACGTTTTACCTGCAACGTGTACCTGCAAAATGCAGGTGGCGTTTACGAGGTTCTGAACGGTCTTGCTTCATGTTTCCGTGGCTTAATTTATTACAGCCAAGGACAACTGTTCCTGACGCAGGACCGCGAGCAAAACCCCGTTCAGCAGTTCAGCGAAGCCAACGTTATCCAAGAGGTTGACGACTCCGGCCAAGTTACCTCGCCTTGCTTCACCTACACCGGCACTGCACGAGCTGCTCGCAAGTCCGTTGTGCTTGCCAACTGGGACGACCCCAATCAAAACTATTCCAACGTCACTGAGTACCAGCAAGACGACACGCTGCTGGAGACCTTTGGCTACAACCCGATTGACCTGCGTTTGCTTGGCGTCACCTCACGCGGTCAAGCACTTCGGGCTGCAAAACACAC